AAGCTCTTTACAGTCATCATCATATACGGATACCGGGATGCTTACATCCTTCTGAATGATTCTGCTCGACACGTCTGTATATTCGCCTTCGGATAGCCGTTCAGATAGAAACATATACTTTGCTTTATTTCTTTCCGGGGCAACCACAAAGCATCCCCAGTCTGAATCAGTCTTGAAATAGCACCAATAGCAGTTATTCATTATTCCGTCCTTCCCAATCACAGCAGGTGTCCTGATAATTTGTATAGTCGGTGTTATTGTCGGACTCGGGATTCTCGCAGATCCATTCCCCGTCCCCGTAGCATTTGTGGAACTTGCATGTCCCGCAGCATTTTTCAGTTTTGCTCATGGCTTTTCCTCGTTTTCCAATTCATCAATCCTGTATAATTCAGGATTAAGTGCAACTATTGTCAAAAAATTTGTATTATCATCTGAAATTGCAACGTCTTTCCATCTATATGTTGGTAATGGATAAGAACGATTTCCAATAGTACAAGGCATAGAATATTTCTCTTTCCGTTGAAGTCTGTATTTATATCTATGAATCATGGCTCTTCCTCTTTTCCTTTGCAACCCACTTCGTGTAATTTTTAAATCTCGCACCACAACCTGAACAGTACGGCTGACACCAATCAATAAATGGAACTATCTTTTTACATTTACTGCACAGATGCGTTTCTCCAAACCATTTAACTTGTTTTACAACCTGCCTTGCTTCCGGCTCTTTTAGGGAACATGGTATCTGATAAATTCTGTCATAGAGTTTCTGCATACCATGTGCTTTAAACCATCGGTTCTGATTCTCTTTTGTTAGTTCCTTATCGTTCTTCCCGTAGGTTTCAAACTGAAAATCGGATATTACATTCAGTGCATCTTCACGGCTGATAAAGTCACTCATGACTTTTCCTCACTCTCCGTTCATCCATATCTTGTCAAATTTTGCACAAGCCTTTTGTGGTGTTTCGCCAAATCCTGCAATCCCTTCCTGTAAATTATCTCCAAGAAGACAGCAATATAAATTTCCGTCTTTTGACACTTTTGCGTTTAATACAACATGAGGTGCAGACTTTATACGGTTATAATCATAATTCTGTATTCTCTGTTCGTTTATCATTGCTTCATATTCAGCAAACACCTTTTCTGATAGTTCATTCATGGTTTCCTTCTTTCTTACGCTTATATTCTTCCAAAATCTCAGATATTTTTTCTGCATAAATTCCGCATTCGTAATCTATTTTTATCTGCACGTCTTCTGGATAACTATCATAATTTTCTATCATTTCATCGAGTATTTCAGAAAGACGTTCATTTCCCGTCATGGATTTTCCTTATTCGTCTCCATGGATTTATTGATACTTTCCTCCATTCTGGTTCTTCTTTTTATCCATTCTTTCCGCTTCTGTCTGTCATATTCTTCATGGTCAATAGCTTCTTCGTAAATCCATTTTAGAAACATGAGCAGATCTGCTTTTGTTACTGAATTATGGGTCGCAAGGTTTAATTCATCTGCGATTATCTTCAGCTTTATACCTTCAGTGGCTTCCTCAAAATATTTCCTGTTATACTTCATTCTTTCACTCCTCTTCAGTTTTTTTGAAAATGTAGTCATACCATTCTGAATTTATATTGGGTTGCTGCTTTGATGTATCAAGAGGTATACACGTTCCGAAAGAATCAACTAATCCTATTCTTCCAGTACCATCATTCATGGTAATTATTTTTTTTGGATAGTATCCTAAGATTCGTTTATAACGATCTATATATTCTCCTACATGTTTTCTTGCTATTTCTTCGGTAAGTATTTTACTCATTCCTTCACGCTTTCCGTAAAGAGCCATCTAAAATGGAAACATAGAAAACTAAAAATAATTGAAAAATTATTTCTCATATACAACATATCGTTGATACTTATATGGATGCACAACGGAAAATCTATCCAATTCTTTTCAACCATAAAATCATATCTTTCAAACTTCATGTTTTACACTCTCCGTCCATCTTGGCTCCACATTGCGGGCACCACCACCAGCAATTATTGTTATCAGTATTAAATTCTCTTCCGCAATTTGAACACTTAACTAATTTATTCCCTTTAACCCAGTAACCGTCTGTCCTTTGTCCATATTCCCAATGAGCATGTACTACCGGGATGGCATCCACAGTACATTCTGAATTCCACAATTCTTCTGTAATTTTCATTATCCTTGAACCTTTTGGTCTGTTTCCTAAATCATCGTCCCATACTTCCGTAAAATCGCTCCCTACTGAACGTATTATTTCATGAATTTTTTCACCTATTGTCATATTTTACGCTTCCCGGTTTCTCTGAATTTACATTTATGAATTCTTCTAGGTTTATCTGACCAGCTATTCCCGCATTCCCGATTATGGTCTTTCCTGTCGCCGCGATCTTTCGGTAACAGGTCGGACCATACCCTTTCTCTATGCTATCAAGTTTCCGAAGATTCCTTCCGCACTTCAGGCACTTCATGATCTGCTCCTATCCGCTGGAACTTCTTCGCCATAGCTGCCAGCTGTATTGCTTCACAGGCGGCAGAGATCGCCGACTGAAAGATTTCTTCTGCCGCGTCTTTTCCTTTCTCTGCTTCGTTTGCCCGGGTATCAAACCAGAGCATTTCAAGATTTGTTTCGCAGCTTTTGAGGCAGCTTTCCGTTTCTTCCAGTTCTTCCCTGATCACGGCATAGCCTTCGTGCATCGAGGAAAACTGCGGGAACTTCCTATTGGCTCGTACCAGCTCTTCCGATACGATTTCAACGATCTGCTTCTTGAAAGTAATCATTTTTTCAGGTCCTCCCACTTTTTCTTGATGTTGATCTCTTCAAGTCGCTTTGAACTGGCTTTCATAGCGTTCATGATATCCTCGGCCCGGATCGTCAGGAACATCTTCGATTTCGGAACTTCGATCATGACCGTCCGGTTGTAGGTGCTGGAGTAAATGCGGCAGTCCTGAAAATCCCATACCGTAGGCAGAAGTTTGTGAAGAGCTTTGCTTCGCTGTACGCCGGCCTTGCACTCTATCATCATGGTGTCGTTCGTATTCATGTCGTCTCGGCTTTCTGATTGCACGGAAGGATCAGAGATCTCATTTCCGAACCATCCACTTCCATGATGGCCGGGGACTTGTCATTCTCGAAAGAGATCTGCAGGTCTTCCTTGTCCAGGTCCGCGAAGGAACGGAGGCTGTCCATCACCATCTTTGCGTTGAAAGCGATCTTCAGCGGATCCACGTTTGAAGCTTTGGCCGTTACCTTCTCCGTATAGTTTGCGCTGCTGTTCGTATAATTCACATTGATGTCGGTACCACAGATATCCAGAATCACCGGTTCCCGGTCCGTAACGGATCCGCACAGGCTCGCCCGGTTGATCGCTTCCAGAAGATCGGAACGGTTAACCACTACGCTCTGCGGTCCCTGCATATCAAACATTTTTGTATAGCTATAATACTGTCCTTCTACCAAACGGGTATAAATTTCAAAATCTTCCGTCTTGAACATAGCCGTCTTCTTATCTGTCGCAATGCTCACATCGCCTTTCAGATTCAGTCCGAGGATCCTGTCAACCGCTGCCTTCGGCACAATCATCTGGAAATCACCGTCGCAGGAAATGGTGTCATAGGCGATCCGATATCCGTCTAGTGCCACCAGTTCAAGCTTCCCGGAACCGCATTTCAGATAGATTCCGTTCATCATCCTGGTTTCCGTCGTGCTTTTCTGGGCGTAAGCTACGTGCCGCATGGCTCCTATCAGCTTTTCCGCCGGAACCGTGCATGAATCATTCTCATAACTGTCTTTCGTATAGGCGAACATTTCCGGTTTTAGGGTTGCAAACCGGTTGCTGATGTCCCCGATCCGGATCGTGATAGCATCCGGCTCCGGTGTGATCTCCACTTCTCCGTCCGGCAGGTTGTTTATCAGATCAAATGCCCTCTCCGGGATGATGAATGCTTCCCCTCCCTCGGCCTCTATTTTCGCCTTGACGGTCAGTTCAAGGTTGCTTGCGGTTAAATAACCGTCTGAATATAAAATCCCGTGCAGGGCCTCTACTGTGGTTATCCTAGGGACGATACCCTTCAGCTGCGAGATCTTCTTTGCAATTTCTGTCTGTAATATTTTCATTCTGCTTCCTCCATTCCGCGTAGATAGATTTCCACTCTCGGATCGTCCGAGTAGTGTTTTGTGACGTGCAGATCAATTACCTGCGAATCATCCCGGAAAGCGATCCCGTTCAGGGCATCCAATATAACTTTCGCGATATTGTCGGAATCCGGTTTCTTCATCGGACGGATTTCCCCGGACCGCATTAGCTTCTGCTTCCACTTCCGTTCACTTTTCGGGATCCCATAGAAAGCTACGATCACGACGGATATGCCGCCTTCGATAAATCCATCTTTGTATTTCTCCCGGTAAGACCATGCGATCGATGATTCATACTCGCTTGTCTTTTCAGGTGTATAGGTTCTTTTTGTCTTTCCGTTGAACCGTGGTCTTGCTTTTCCCTGCGGCTCTCCCGGAAGGAAGAAATACCGAGGTGTTGCCGGCTGTAGGACCGTATTTTTCTTTTGCTTCGCTATAACCTTTGGAGTACGCATGGATCTCAAGGGTGGTGATATAATCGACGATCTCCGGTACTGACAGATCCTTGATTCTCTTTGCTTTGGCAATGACTTCCATCTCGTCATTTTTCAGTTTTTCCTCCAGTTCATTTATCTGTTGTTTTATCCTCATCCTTTACCTCCTGAAAACGGAACGCTGACAGTTCATATACAGTGAACCGCTGTCCCAATCTTGAATAACAACGCCTCTGAATACGTCCGTCTACTTTTACCCATGTACCTACCGGAAGCGTAGATGCGTAGTTTGCAATACGCTGCCAGCAAATTACCGGGATATAATCGCTCTTGTCGTACTTTCGTGGTATGCTCAGGAAAACATCTGCTATCATGTCTCTGCTGAACGTGGTACTTCTCAGCTTTATCGGACAGGTTATCTTTCCGATCATAGCAACGCTGTTTTCTGCCGGAACCGGAACCTGGTCTAAAATCGTTACTTTCGTCACAAATACGGATAACTCCAGGTGCGTTTTGCTTCCCATGTGATGGTTAAAGGACCGGAACTGCCCTTCAATCAGAACCGGAGCTTCCTTCTTCAGTCTGTCGAATCCATCCACCCTGTTTGAAATCATTATCGGAATTTCGTCATACTTCCCACTTAAACGCCGAGTCTGCAGCATAGCAGAGTAAAAAGATTCTCCATGCGAATCATTGCTGAAAACCGGATCTCCCAAAAGCACTCCGGAAACCTTTGCCTTATTCAGAACTTCCACCTTGATCCTCCTCGCTGTACGGTATTTTGATCTTGTACCTCTTCTCGATTTCCTTTACGCAATTCATACATATACTTCCTACCCGTATCGGGTAGTTCCCGTGATACTTTTTCATAAAAACCGTCAGCATTTTATCCTTCTTTAGATGCGCTTTACATATCAAACAATCATCATGCAGAATGTTCTCCATTTTTTCTGATATCTGATGATTCTGCAGTTCCTTTGGGAAATCCCGCTGCATTCCTACTTCGGTCATGATCGGGATCATGGAGTCTTTCATGAATACCGGTATCCCTAACCGTTTACAGGAAATCGTGATTCGTCTTACCCAGTCTAGCTGCGGTATGGTCTTTTCCTTTCGGTTTCCCGTTTCCGCTCCGATAATCACCCAGTCCGGTTTTGAATCTTTTTGAAAGGTTTCTACGGTAAAGGCTGCTTTTTCTGTGATCGGTTCCACGCTGATGAATGTGTGAAATCTGCTATCCGCAAATAACGAAAGATTTTCGTCTGTTACCGTGGATCCGTACCAAAAGTTCTTATTATCCGGAAGATCGAAGTTCATATACCGTATCGGATTCTTTGTCAGAAACAAGAAGTTGTGCTGTTTGTACTTATCCGCCGCCTTGAATACTTCCTGAATCCATTCGTCCGGGATCCATACCCCGAATAAGTCAGCCATACTACAGACGAAAATGTTTTCCCCGGTCTTCAGACAGTCGATGCTGTTGTAGCGGTATCGGTGCAGCGTCGGTTCAAATTCAAACGGAAACGCAAGCGGATGTCCAGTTTCGTTATTGAATGGCTTATCAAGGATATATAACGTCTTTCCATTGTTGGCCTTTATCGTGCTATAATCCGCTTTCGCCATTTTGTTGAGTCGAACATTTCCGGAGAAACGCCGGCAGATATTCTTGGCATAGCAGTACGGGCAGTCATGGAAGCACCCGGTAACCGGGTTCCATGTATAGTCAGCCCATTCAATCGACGTTCTCTGCATGTTGCTTTTTATCCTCCTTCAAGTGACATTCATGGCATAATGCAATTCCATTAGTGGGATCAAGCATCATTGAAATATCTTTAAAAACGCTTATTTTATGATGCACTTCTAGTTTTGTTTTCTTACCGCACAACTCACATCTTCCATTTGCACGCTTCAGTATTTCATTTCTCCAATGTATATATTCTTTGGTCTTCCGCATTGCTCTTATTACTTTTGTTTTTCCACCTTTCCAGTTTGAATTTCCGCTGCCTCTCCTGCAAATTGACATTTTCAATTTTGTTTCTTCCGAGTGATGTTTCCCTAACATTCCTCCAATATGCCCTTTTTCAGACATAGATATTTTTCTCTTTGTTTCTACTTTTTGATTCATCCCTTTAATTCCGTGCATTTGTATTCCGTAAAAATTCATCCATTTGAAAATTGTACTTTTTGAACAATCAGCGTTTTTTGCTATTCCATAAATACTCTTTTCATTTTCATATTCTTTGATCAGCCAGTCCTTATCCTGATACGGTTTCATCTTCTTCCTCCTCCCAGTAATCAACCTGGTACTCATACTGCGGAGTTCTTTTCCCTTCAGACTCCGGAGTAACGTGCCGCGTCAGCTGAACTGCATATCCGGCTTTCACAAGTAGTTGACAGATCGTAAGCCGGTCTTCCTCGTTCCATTGCACTGATCCTTTTCGTATGCTACGGATTGTTTGTTTTTCCATCAGCTTACCTTCCTGAGCGCAGGCTTTTGCTTGTACTCCTTGTACTTTTTGTCGAATGCCTTGACGAATGCCTCTACTTCCGGCGTCATATCGCAATTTCCTTTTCCCCTACACTGAATGATCTTTCCGCCTTTGTACTCCAATGTGTAAAAGGTCTTGTCCGGTTTATCCTCTTTTCGGATGAATAGGATGTTTGTTTCTCCTTTTGCCACCCGTTCGACGTAAGTCCCGACGCAGTTTCCGTTTGTCCTGCCTTCCTTTCGCAGGTCATCCGCGCTTTCCGGCACCATGAGAACAAGGCCTTTCGCTTTCATGAGATACCTTCCATCCGAATCGGCATCGTTCAGCATTTCCTGAAAGAGCGCCTTTACTTCTTCCATGCGTTTCTTTGCCAGAGCTTCCTGACGTTTTCGTTCTGCTGCGGCTTTCTTGTCCTCCAAAATCTGGAAGTCTTTATAAGTCCGGTCATGTACAGCTTTCAGGTTCTTTGGAAAATAGTTGTACGGGTTGTCTAAATCTATCTTTAATGCCTTGCACCAATGCAGGTAATCCCGCCAGTCGTTCGCCACGTTCATCTCGTGCGTGATATTCTGCGACTGGTAATACATGGATCTTTCCACCTTGTATCCGACAGCCTCCTTCTGGATATAGCGGATCATCTTGTGAATGCTTGCCTTCCGGTTCTCCGGCCGCATCAGATCGGCGCCATTCCCGAAGATCTTGAAGTAATTCAGGATGTCTTCATCCGGCAGCTGAATCTTGAGCCGTGTCATGTTCTGCATCAGGATCAGCAGCGAGATTCCTCCATTCAGCCGCTGAAAGATCTTCATATTCTGCTTGTCCAGCTTCAGCATTCTGTATATCGTTCCGGAATTTATTTGTATACGCTGCTCGTTGTAATAGTGTCGCTCGTCAATGAATTCCCTGGCAAGAACGTACATACCCATTTTGATAATCATTTCCAGAAACCGTATGACTGCTTCGTCCGTTTTCCCCGAACCTTCACTCTCTATGATTCCCCTGTATTCGATCTGTTCTCCCGGCATGTTCCGGGAAAGTATTTCAAGGGCCGAGTATTTCAGATTCGTATCGTTCCATTCCTGCGGAAGATTCCTGTCGTATAGCGTCGAACTCCTATATCCGTAATCTCCCATACTGTTCCAGCGTATGATTCCCGACTGTCTGAATACAGAGTATTCATATCCATCCTCGAACTTTAAAGCTCCGTTTACATTTTTCAGGAAAATCCGTTCGCTTTCGCTTATTTCTTCTTCTCGGATCCGATATCCGGTAAGCTTGTTATAGGACCAGCAAATATCAAAGATCCGCAGGACATATCCGTTTCTTACCCGCTGAAACACGGAAGCGACACGCTCATCGGATATCCTTTCCGCTGCATGTCCTACAGCTTTAAACTTAATCGGGCTTCCGCATTTCGGACATAACCCTTTCCGATTATTTTCCACTACGATCTTGTTCCGATCGATCGTGAAGCTCTTTCCGCACCTGGTACAAAAGGCTTTTGAATGGTTCTTGATCTTCCGGTCGTAAAATACATACCGGCTGTCGATCATCGCGGATTCCTCAATCCAGTTTTCAAAGTCCTTTGGGAGCGGACCTACGTCTTCCATGCGCTTATCGATAGGATCCGTGATCTTCTTATATCGAATCAGCAGACGGTTCTTCCGAACCTTGCTCTGAAAATTCTGCAGCCGCCATATATCACTCTTATCTTCTTCCTTCCTGTAATCCTTGAGAAAATCATCAAACAGCTTGCGGCTTTCAGTATTCAGGAAGGGACTCCCGAGAAATTCTGAATGATAGTAAAATCCGTAGCTGATAGATTCCATCCCACCGGTGATCCACTTCAGATTCTTCTGTCTCAAGTCCTGCGTGATATAATCGTCTTTCGTGATAAAGGTCCTGTACCTAGGAGTATTATCTTTGTCCATCATGTTGAAAAGATACAGGACAAGTACCCACTCTTTATCATCCCGGATCAGGTCCGCGGCCATGAAGAAGATTTCTCCTGAGTAGTACCAGGGCCAGTAATTCTTTTCCTTCTTCCGTCTTTCAAGCCTCTCCTTCAGGATCCGTTTTCGTTCTTTGATTTTTGCCGTCGGAAAAACCTTTGTAGGTGTCTTTGCATAAAGCCGTTTGTTCAGCATGTGCGTCCCCCCCTTACATCATGTCGAACAGGGACATCTGGCCGTCCACCGTGTTCTTCGGCTTTTCCGGTACCTTTACGACCGGTTCTTTCTTCGGCGGTTCCGGTTTCTTCTGCTGCCATTTGAGCTGTCCAGACGCTTTCTTTTCTTCGTACTTCTGCTGGCGTTCCTTGCTCTTCTTGGCTCTATCCTTTTCTTCCTGTTCGCATTTTTTACGGACAGCATCCCGTTTCTTTTTCTCTTCCGCCTCGACAGCTTCCTCCGCGGCGTCATCCTTTCGGAAATATTCGTCGATCCAGTCAAACCCGACATGGTCGGGAACCACCGCCATGTTCCCCTTTTTTATTTTCTCGGCTTTGTCCCGCATGAAATCGTAGCATTTGTCCCAGGTCTTACTTTTCTGCAAAACCAGCTTTTCGTATTCCGGATCCTTGCACTTCTCCGCGATATAGGCGGATACCTCCGGGATTCCGATCTTACTGAACTTTTCCGCACCAGACGGTGTTTTCGGTTCTTCCGGTTTCGTTACCGGTTCCTTTGTTTCCGTTATCGGTTCAGCCGTTTCCGGCGCCGGCATAATATTTTCGTTCTCCATGATTCCTCCTGTGGTTTCGTGATCACTCACGTTTCGGTTGTGCCGATCTGCTTCGCTGTCTTCTGGACCAGTTCGGCGATCATACTTTGTTTTTCTGTCCTTACGTTTTCCGGAAGCTGCTGCTTTTTCTGTTCTTCCTCGATTTTTCGCTCATAAGCCATCCGGAAGTTTGCTCTCGTCGCCATCGGGTTATCCGTCATACAAATTTCGGTCCACCCGAGGTTCTTCGCGATCTCCGCCGTGATATGGCTTCCGGTCTGCTGATCCATATAACCGTAAGCACCTGTAGGATTCTGATTCCCGTACAGACTGATTGCCCGGTTTATAACCCCCCATGCCTGCTCGAAACCGATCATCCCTTTTACGGTCCGTTCCCGGCACAGCTTTCGGATGTCCGCGATGCTCGGGGGAAACGTGTTCGTGCAGATATACTCTTTGACGGCGTTCTGCGCGACCTTATAGTCGATGTCCTTGATCATCTCGAACCAGAATTCCATCGACGGAATATCCTCCAAGATCTTCGATGCCGGGTATGCTGCCTTAACCGCCATCATCAGATACGTGAACTCCTTGCGCTCCATTCGCCCACCTTTCTGCCCGTGCCGCGAACTGCTCCACCGGTGTTGCCGGGCTTCTTACTGACGGCCGGAATCGGCTTCCGCCTTTGTCCTGTTCCCGGGACAGCCAGTTTGTGATAAACCGCTTTATCCCGACTCTGGTCTTTCTCCGTGCCGGCGCCGCATCCAGCCAGCCGAACATCTTCCGGAATTCCTGGTCGATATCTACAGCCGGATACAGTTCTGCCAGCTGATGGTAATAGGATTCCGTTATCTCGTATTCCGTATGGTCCTGAAGGGGTAGTTTGAACATGACAGGCTCGGAGACAGGTTCTGTCTCCGGGGAAGTAGTAACAGCTTTATCGTTACTACTATCTTGGATTGGATTCGGATTGGATTGGATTGGATTGGATCCGCAGCCGCGCGCGGGGGCCGCATTTTGCGGCAAATCGCCGCAACTCGCCGCAACTCGCCGCAACTCGCCGCAACTCGCCGCAACTCGCGGCGAACTGTCTGAAACAGGATCCGCGTGAACAGGAGACGGATATTTTTCCTTGCTGTTCCGGATACGCTGATGTTTCGCCCATGTCACCAACTGCAGGAATGGCTTGCCGGCAACATTGTACCGAGAAACCAGACCGACTTCGGTCATGTGGTCAATCATCTTGTCTATGTCATTCAGACGCGTATCGAACAGAGGAAGGCAGGATCCTTTGATGACGGTAGCTCTGCCGTCAAATCTCCCGTAATCGTCTGCGTTTACCAAAAGAAAAACAAAAAGCCTGAATTCCTCAGGGGACAAAAGAGCGATTGTGTCAGACCGGCATATAGATTCTTTTATGATTCTGTTCGGCATATGTCCCTTTCTTCGGGCGGGGCTGCAACCCCGCCCTGGTTCGCTTATTCGTATATGATCTGGCTTCCTTTGTCGGTCTTTATGACATCCACCGACTGCGGGAAACGTGCTTTCATGCTGTTGTCATGCGTGATCGCCATGATCTTCAATTCCGGGTACCGTTTCTGGATCGTATCCAAGGCGTCGCAGTATGCCTGAATTCCATCCCCGTCAAGGAACGGCGGTTCGTCGATAAAGAGCATCCCCAGCTGTATGCCGGCGGTCGATGCCTTGACTTCGGCCAGGGCGAGGATCACGGACAGGGAAGCCTTAACCTTTTCCCCTCCGGATTTCGACAAGTACGGAAGAACCGATTTCCCGTATTCCTCGATCAGGACGTCCAGCGTGACGACTTCCTTTGCCGTGTTGGATTTCAGGACCTTCTCCGTCCGGAATACGATACCCATCTTTCCGCCGGTCATCTGTCCTAAAATACTGTTGGCGGAAGCCGTGATCCGCGGGAGAAGCGTCCGGATGATCTGGTGCGGGATCCCGTCCTGACTGAATGCGTTCTTCAGCAGTTCGTAGTCCGATACGGTTTCCCCGTTTTTTAAGATACTGTCCTGCAGATCCGTGATCTGCTTCCGCATGGCTTCCGTCTGGCTGATCTTCTCCATCAGGCCGCCGATCATCTTCTGTGTATTCATCAAACCAGTTTCCGCAATATCCAATTCCGTATTTATTCTGTCGATTTCGCTTGAAAGGTCTTCCGGAACCTTGAATTTCCCGATTTCATCCAGCTCCTTTGTCTGGACTTCCAGTGAAGCAGCCGTTTCAGACAGCATCTTCTGGAAAAGCGTCCGTGTTTCTGTATGGTTTGACCGGCTTTCCTCAAGAATCGGATACCGATTCATTTCATCCACGCATCCCTTGATCGCTTCCGCCTCTTCCCTGTACTTTTGGCATCGGGAAGCAGCATCTGACTCCTGATTCAGCTTTTCATTGAGGCTGTGGGCCTCCAGATTGGCCTGTGCGAGCCTTTCTGTAAGGGAAGCTATGTTTGACTGCTCCTGATTGATTTTTTCGTTCAGGACCGCAATTTTCGTTTCTACGGTATGCAGTTGTATCAGACGGTCGGCCCATACAGCCAGTTCTTCACAGTCGCTCTTTACGGTTTCATAAGCTGTTTCGGAGAAGCCGAGGACTTCAATCTGCTTTGCAAGACCGGAAAGCTGCTTTTCCTTTTCGGATATGACTTTCTCATGGTCGTTTTGAATCTGGTTCCGTTCTTCCGGAATCAGTTTCAATTCCTCTACCGCCAGTTTGGCGTCTTTCAGGAATTCGCAGTTTGCGTTTTCTACGTCGATGCAGTTCGAAGATTTCAGGAGTTTCGTCTTCCGCTCGATGATCTGCTGCTTACTATTTACCTGGTTAATCCGAGTATCATAGAGCTCGTTTTCACGATCGATGTCTTTCTGGATGTTTTTCCGGTCGTTTTTGAGCTGAACGGTTTTCTGTTTGAGATCTTCAAAAGATACAAGCTTGCGCTTTTTCGTTTCATATTCGTCCGCCTTTCTTCGTATTTCGTCCGGATCCGACGTGATATCGAGTATCAATTTCTTTTTGTAATCTTCGATGTTCTGCCTTGCGGCTTCGATCTGTGTCTTGTATCCGTTGATATCTGCCATTACATTCAGGAACCGCTGTTCGTGCTCGTCATAAAGCTCTTCCGTCTTGGACAGTTCCTGTATGGAAGACATCAGGAAGTTGTAATGAGCGATTTTTTCTTTTGTCTCCGGTTTCTGCTCCAGCTGTTCGGTGAGCACTTCGATGGATTTTGTTTCATCCTTTATGCTTGACTCTATATCAGCCTTTCTCGCATATAAGGCTGTAATAGACGACCGAAGGGTATCGGCCCGTTTCATCGTGCTCTGTATGATCTGCAATTCCGCTGCCTTTTCGTCACGGACTTTGCGCTGTTCCGAAACGGACTTCTTCAATTCCGATTCCTTCTCTTTTTTCTCTTTCAGTTCCGCTTCCGGATCCCCGTAAGCGGCTATGGAAGATTCATAGGTACCGACGGTGGTCTTGGCCGTGGTGATCTCCCTCTGCACTTCCCTTGCCTTGTCCCGGGCGGCCAGTTCCATTTCCCCGTAAACCCCGAGGCCGAGCAGATTTGAGAGGATCCCCATGCGGTCTTCCTTCGATGCTTCGAGGAAAAGCCCGTACTGGTCCTGCATGATCAGGGCGCATGCCTTGATCGTCATGGAGTCCATCCCGAGGATATTTACGATCTTCTCCTGCGTGTCCTTCATCTTCTCGCAGGAGCGGTCCTGCCATTCCCCGTCTACCTGCTCCGACAGGTTCAGGGTTGCCTTCCCGGACTTTGCCCTGGTGCGAACGACGCGGAAGGTCTTGTCGCCGAGCTTAAACACGAAGCTGATGCTGCCGCTGTGCGCTTTCTCGTCGTTCCGGATCCATCCGGTCAGATCTCCTTCCCTCGGTTCCTCATAAAGGCAGTCGAGGATCGCATCTAGGAACAGGGACGATTTTCCGGCTCCGTTCTGTCCGTTGATCGTGCAGCAGCTGATATCCGAGAAGTCAAAAGCCTGCTCCGAATAGTTCCGGTAGTTCTTCACTTCGATGGAAACCGGGATAAAGGAACCGTGATACTCGGAGATTGTCGCATGAGCCAGAGCGGACGCGATGATCGGCCTTGCCTTTTCAAGAATGCGCTGCTGGATTTCTTCCGGGATCTGCTTCTCGTCCATGAACGTGAGCAGATTCTGTTCCGGGTCTTCCTGTTTCTTCAGTTCCTTGCGGTTTGCGTACTGCATTTCCGTCAGTTCGATGTCGGCCACAAAGAACGCTTTCAGCTCATACAGTTTCTTTTCCAGAATCGTCTTGTTGAATGCCCGGTTATGCTCGTCCGTACAGGAGTAACGCACCCGGACGATCTTGTCCTTGATCAGACCGTCTCCGCACTGATCCGAAATGGCGGCGTCGATGTCTCCGTTTACGATCTTTGCGATTTCGCTATCATCCAGCGTTATGGTCTTGAATTCCCGGTACGGTGTGGTGATGAATTTCGAATCAACGGGCCACGGCATCGGGTACCCGTTCGTTTCAGAAGCGGATCCGGCATAGTCGTAAGAATCCTCAAACGTATGGATCCAGAAGCCGCGTTCCTGTCCTTCGTCATTGAAGTTCATCTGGTTCACGGCGCCGGAATAGTATACGTTCTCGGTTCCAAACACGACCTGCGGCCGGTGGATATGTCCGAGGGCGACCAGATCATAGTTCGCTGCTTTCAGCATTTCCTGTGTGATGACCGGTTCGAACTGCGAAAGGAATGCGGTCTGTCCGGATTCGGCATTCGCTCCCGGCACCGTGGTGTGTGCCATCAGGATCGCGGGGCGTTCTTCCGAATCGGTTTCTGCCCGGAGGCCTACGACGATCTTGCCGAGTTCTTCGGAAAAGACGGCGTTCTCTTCCTCTTTCGAGAGTCCCGGGAACTTTGCCCGGTAAACGCCTTTGTCGAATCCGGGGATGACCGCGACATCAGCAAACGACGTATGGATCACGGACGGAGTCGTTACGATATATACGTTCTTGACAAATTCGAAGTGCGCCTTCAGTTCGTCGAACGCTTCCTCGGAATCGTGGTTCGGGGTACCACGCATGACGATGACATTATTCGAATAATTTGCCAGATCCATGATGATCTCACGGGCCTGCAGAACTTCCTTGTGGGATCTTCCCTGCCAGATCTCCGCCTGATGGAAGATGTCTCCAGAAACCAGCGTCAAGTCCGGTTCTTCCGTCTTGCACCGGGCTACGATTGATTTAAGGCATTTCATGGTATCGAGTGAGCGGAGGTTCACTCCGTCTTTTTCCGGACCGCGAAACGATCCGATGTGCCAGTCTGCCGTTGCTAAAACTTTCATTGTGCGTCCTCCTTGTATCTCCAAGAATATCTGCCAGCGTTAAACCGATTACATTTACAACATTTGCAGATATCCTCCTCTGATATGTTATTGATCAGAGATGCGATTTTGATTGACTTATAGGTGGCGATTTCTTTTCCTTCGTAAAGCTGAACTACTTCTCTTCCTTTGTTCTTGGGCGGAGGAGGTGTTAATCCATGAGCCCAAGCATGATCTGTATTTTCCCTATGCGTTGCCCATTCGAGATTACAAACCCTGTTATCTCCCTTAATTCCGTTAATGTGATTTACCTCTTTTTTGTGCAACGGATTCGGAAGAAAAGCTTCTGCGACAATTCTGTGCAGCCTTGTTATTCTCTTTTTCCTTTCAAAGGTCAGAACGAGAATTGTATATTCATCCAAAGCATCCGTGAAATCTACGATCATTTTTCCGTGATAATTTTTACCGCAGGAGCGTCGATCGATACTTCTTAAACGTCCAAAGTTGCTTACTTCATAAGCGGATTCAAATCCACGAACCGGTCTCCATTCTTCTACGGTTGGTTTGCTCATGCTCCGTTTCCTCCCCGCTGGCAGGTATAGCAGAGAGCCCTTCCGTATTTACCGGTCGAGTAGTCATACACTTTCTTATCGATGTCTGCTCCGCAGTTCTCGCACTTTGCGTATGCCTGACTGGGTGCTTTGGCTTTCTGTGCCGGCGCTGTTCTTCTTGCCGGTGTCTTTTTCGCCGGGGCGGAATTCTGTTCGCCGTTGTACCAGGGTAATCCGGAGGCATCTACGGAATCCGGGATCTGCTGCGGTTCTTCTTCCGGTTCTTCTTCCGGTTCTTCCTGTTGCGGGGATTCGATTTCCGGTACGTCCGGTATGATATCCTCGTCATCGTCGGAGGCGGATGTTACGGGAGTAATGGTCTGCTGAATGGCGGGTTGTGCTACCCCGAAAAGGTTCTGCGTGGAACTGATAGCTGCCTGCAGGAACATCCTCTTCACTTCCGGGTCGTCATAGTTGGGCGAGAAGCTCATGCGTGCTACGGCGAACGGTTTCTGTAGCTCATCCATCGTGTAGGTTCCCTTCACTCCGGTGAGATCTTTGATCACGCGGAGGATGGCTCCGGTTGCCGCTTTCTGCGGTGCGTTTGCCCTTAACTGCGTCATGGCATCAAGGAGCGAATGCTCGATATATGTCCGTCTGCTTTCCGGACTGATCAGAAAATACCGGATATCGTTTCCGTTCCGGTCTTTCTGTCCGGTGGAATGCCATTCCCCGGGGAAGGCTTCCGATGCGGCCTTTGCCATGCGCCAGTCGTTGATTCCTTTTTCTGCTTTTTCCTGATATCCGAGGCGGAGTTTCTTTTCTTCCGTCTGCAGATCGATGATCTTGAAATTACGGGATGTACGGACAGTTCCGTCCGGGAGTTTGATTGCTCCGAATGCAGATGCTTTCCATGTGTTGTCATCCATTTTGACGACGTCACCGCTGTTCGGAGAAAACTGGATGCCGGCTTCTGTAGCCAGCTTCATGAGAAATGGTTTGGTGAGGGAATAGAGATTGACGAATTCCCCTCGGCCGTTCTGACCTTCGATTCGTTTAGAACCTACCTTGAAGATCTGTCCGGCTTCGTCACGCGTATCTACGGTGAGAAGCGCAACGGACGCTTTGTAGTACGGATTCACCTGTCGCGAAGTGGTGAAAGGCATTGCCAGATTAAACTGGTTTTTTTCGGAAAGAACTTTCTGGATCGTTAAAGCGTTTTCCTGATTCATGTGATACCTCCATATTGTGAATTTGGTTTCTATGTGTTACAATATGGATTGCGTGGGAGTGCTGGTTCCAGAAATGGACCGGTACTCTTTTTCCATATTGTCAGACACCTGCGACATGGCGCCGACCGTGATCTTTGTGAGCATCAGACCACGCGCGCATTCGATGACAAGCTGCGAAAGATATTCCTTTTGAAGCACTTCCGTTCTGCTTGTCTTCCGAAAGATCATCCGCTGTTTACGCTCGGCCATGCGGATGGCTTTCAGCAGCGTTGCTTTCGTGATATCCACTCCGAGCGAGTCTTCTACCTGGTTACGTAAATCATCCATTGCCATCCCCTCATTTCGTGATATTGACGATCCGACCGTTGTGACATTCGTAAACGGTTCCGTACTTCTCGTTGTTCTCTTCCAGCTGCGAAACCGGAAGACGGTTCGCCATATTCAGGACTTTGTCCTCTGTCGGAAGCTCTTCCATTCCTTTTTCAGCTTTGATAAAAAGCTTCAGCATTTTCTCCCCCTTCCCTGCGTTATCGATAGCAGAAATACTCGTGTCCGATCTTCTTGCAAACACCGTTACCTTGTTTGAACTGCCCTTGATAAATCACATTTTCCGGTAACTGACTTCCGTTTTCCAAAAGGAATTGAGCTACTTCCCGGTTTCGATCTGTAGGAGTCCGATAGTAATTTCCATCTCTCGTGCACTGGTACTGAGTACCGTTATGACGATCGAACACCACGCCCTTGATCGTGTCCGGATATTCCGGATCTGCCACGCGATTTAATACAACGCTTCCAACCGCTACCTGCATGTCCCAGCTTTCGCCCTGACACTCACCCGTAAGCACCCTAGTCAGAACTTCCAGATCTTCGTCCGAGTAAGATCGGACCGGCTCTGTTTCTGTCTCTGTTTCCGCTGCGGTTGTCGTTTCCTCTTCCGTCGTACGTATCTCGGCCATCGTTTCCGGCGGGAAATACTTTGTTTCCGGCGTATAAGGAATCGTCTCCACCGGAATGATCTGTGCTGCTTCCGCTTTCGTGCTCTGTGCCGCAAGAATAACGGCGACCAATACCGCGATCAGCGTGACCATTCCGATTACATAGCGCGGAAATCTATACTGCTTTCTCAATATGCCTTTCCTCCTTCGTCTCAAGAATCAATCTCATCTGTCCGGATTTCTCCGGCTCGACCAGTTCCCGGATGTGCCTGATTCGACGTCCCTTTTCTGTAAGGCAGTCGCATACCTCTCCGGGATCGAGGTTTGCGCCGCAATACGGGCAAGTGCGATAGTACATAGGTTCCTCCTTTCTTATTCTTCGATGGCGCACCGCTCGTTAAAGTATCTCCGCGGTACTTTGCCATGTGGATAATCCGGCGTGAGATTTCCGCTCTTGATCAGTTCCGTCCGCAGTTTTTTCATGATGACGTATGCCTTGCTCTCAGAAACTCCTAACAGTTCCCGTACCTCTGCGGATGTGTAATAGGCTCTCTTAGTTGTCATTTCCGACATTTGACTTTCTCCTTTCCAGATGCTTCTCTATGTATCCCTTTAGGCTTTTTGAGATCGCCTCGAGTTCTTCCAGCGTGCTTACGATCCGATTCAACTTTGGCACTTCGTCTTCGCTGATGATGCCGTCTTCCACGATCGTGAGCAGGTCTTCCTTCATGCAGTTGATCTTGGAAAAGGAAGCAAGCGCCTGAATAGAGATCCGGTCCAGGTTGTCTACATTTATCTCCGGCGTGGCAAACCCGAGAGGGCATTCGCAACGGCAGTGTTCGTTCCGAAGTTCCGGCGCATTATACAGGTCTGCCATCTTGATCACGATGTCCACCGGTACCCTGCGAATCCCGAGTTCGTAATCGGCCAGCGAAGCAGAGGAGATATTCAGAAGAACTGCGGCATCTTCTCGGCTATTTAAACGATCATTATATGCAGCTGCCTTTTTTCGGTACTTGCAATAAACGTTATCTGCTGCTTTCGTAGGTTGTTGTCCCATTTATTCTTTCCAGCTTTCCTGTAAAATATAGTTAATGGATGCGTAAAGTATCCTCAGACGAAACTATCCCGAGGATTCCACTGATCTTGGTATTTGCGTCAGGAGAATAATGACGACCGTTTATCAGGGAAGATACATATTCCCTTGTATATCCTGATTCTCTCGCAAGCTCGTTTACATTAAGGTCCTTCTCGATCATGGCGATCTGCGCGTCCTTGCACCATCTAGGTAATGTTTTTGCCATATAACCCCTTCCTTTCTGTTTACATTTGTGAAACAAACCGATAAAATAGAATAAGATGCCTGTAAAGCTGTCTTGTTATAGCAAGCACCTTCATATCCATGGCGGATATGACTGGAAAGTAGGTACCTTCAATACCGCTTTCCTGTACAATTAAAAATGTTTTACATTTGTATAATAATAGCGATTTCGCTACTTGTCAAGCGTTTTCGCTAAACAGGGGTAAAATATGATTGAGAGAATACTCGCCCTGATTGCATCATCAGGGCTTAGCGATTCCGCTTTCTGTCAAGAAATAGGTATAGGAAACGGTATTGTAGGGAAGTGGAGAGCCAACAAACAAAAACCTTCTACGGATGCAGTTATAAAAATTGCAAAATATTTTGATGTTTCTACTGATTATTTATTGCTAGGAAAGGAATCTTCCGCAATTGGAATACCAAAATCTGATATAGAATGGATGAAAATATTACACAGGCTTGATAGCCAGCAACAAGCGGAATTAAAAGGCTACATAAAGCGTATGTTAGACGAATCGTCCGTTGCAGCGGACACGAAGAAAGGTAAGAAAATAGCAAAATAATAAGCCTCGAATGGTACCGGGGCGCTGGAGGGCGATTATGAAGCGGATAGGGGTTATGATTCTTTCGGTTATGATGATTTTCCTTATCGCTTGCGGATCTACTTCCGTAGAAGCAAGCGATAAGGCAATCTCTGCAGGAAAGGCAGCTATATCTATAGGAAATGATTATATTGGACACAAAATAACAGCTGATGAAGCACAAAAAAAGCTTGAAGATTTGGAAGACCAAATGAAGTATGCGAAGAAAGAAACAAAAGCAGGTGGTTCTCCATCTGTAGATATGGTGATTTACGGAGATATTCTTTTAATGGACGGTAGAATTATGACTGATGCTACAGAAAATGGGACAAATGAAAATTATGAAAAAATAAAAAATGACATAAAGAAAATTGGAGAGGATATCAAAAAGTGA